TCCGAGCGGTCCTTCTTTCATTCCGATGTCTTGCGTGACGTACTGTTCTGCTTCAGAACCTCCGTAGCCAGCTTCTTCGAGAACTTTTAACCGATTCTCAGTGTCGACGAAGCCCATTCCGGGGACGCCCAGTGCTCCGAGTGCTTTCTTTCCAAAATCAAAAATTCCGCCGAGGTTTAACCCGCCTGTTTTTTTGGCGATTTCTTCTGCTTCTTGGATAGCGTTTTGCTGGAGACGCTCTTGTCTAGTTGGGGCTGTATCCTGTATCTTTGCTGTTTTTTGTTGTTCTTCGAGGCGTTGTTGTTTAATTTTTTCAGCATCTAATCCCGCTATTTGTGCGGCTTTATTCGCTTCTTCAGCACCCTTGTTAAGTGTAGCAATTCTTTCAGCCTCCAACGCCTGTCTTTCAGCGTCACTCATCGGAGTCTTTTCAGCTTCTAGCTTTTCGCGGAGTCCGGCTTTTATTTCGTCCTTTTGTGTTTCAATATTGACAAAGTTAACTACAGACGTGTCGTCAAACGGAACTCCGAGCTTTGCACTAAAATCGTTGTAGGATTTAGCTCCCACTGTTTGAGCTACTCGTTGTTCAAATTCAGTTAAGAACGTCCCTATAGCTTCAGCTTCAGTGCTATCAACAGTGAGGTAAAATCTCGCGCCTACTTTTGTAGCTCCTTTAGGAGGTGCGCTGTGGCCTAGTAGTGTTTCGGCTGTAGCCAAATCGTCAGGATAGTTATTACCTACGTAAGACACAAACAAGCGACGTAAATCTGTCATACCTGTTGGTAATCTACCTAAATGACTTACTTCTGCCGCCGGAAAGAATTTTTTGTTAAATACATAATCTTTTAGAGCTTTTTGAATCTGCGCGTCACTAATATCAGGAAAAATAAAAGTTTCACCTGCGTCTATGGCGGCCTGCGCTCGACGCTGTAGTATAGACGTTGCAATAGGTCCCATTTTACGTGGTTCACCTAATTGCTTACGCCCCTTAACCTTCGGCGTTTCTACAGTCCCTGTTTCCGCATCAAAGTAGGGGCGGGGAACTTCGAGCTCAGACGCAGACTCAAAGTCTGTCGCCATCTGCGAAAGAGCCTTGCTTCGCATACCAAATATGGATAGGTACACCGCATCTCGAAGGTTTTCATCAGGAATGCGCGCAATCCCTTCGACGATAGCTTGAATGGTGCGATCCGTAGGGGCTTTGGCGAACTTTAGATCCGCTGTACCCCCCACTTTACCGAGAGCACCCTTTTTAAAGTTTTCAACCTGACGTTGTAACGCTTTAATTTGAGTGCTAACACCTGTTATTTTACCCGCTTCAGCATCACTGACTAACTGTTGATAAGAAGCGTCGAGTCCGCCGGCTTTATTTGATACCGTTTCAATTTGTTTTGCGAGACCACCGGCAACAACAGGCTGATCCGTATTCGGTTTTCCAAAACGATCTTGAATGTCTTTTGCTATAGGGCCGAGTCGTTCATCTTTTAAAACAGCAGGGGCAATTTCAATTCCTTGAGCGTACATACGAGCCAAAAATGCTTCACGCACTGTTAGCTCATCCCCGGCTTTTACACGTTCAAATAAGTCGTCCCGATCTGGTATATCTCCAGAAAATAAGATGTCGTACAACTTTTCAAAATTACTCAGGGTTTCTTGTTTTGGGGTTACCTTAGCCATTTAGTATCCGAATGTTGCATCCTGTGGTTTAAACGTGCTATTCTTAATGTCGTTCAAGGTTTTATGAATGGAGACGTAGCCTGATGTGCGAGTCATCAACATATAACGCAAGGCGTCATAGGCGTGGTCCTCGGCTTTCGTATCTACATCCTCAGAGTTTGTTTTTGAGAGGGGAATGCCCGCCATCTGTTTTATTATGTTTGTACATGTGTGGAAAAACTTAACTGTGGGCTCGCCGGTGAACTCATTGTCCCCCAAGCGACGGTGTATTTCCATCTTACCTGCGATGCGGTTGCTATCAGAAGGTGTCCACCGACATCCCCCGCGTATCATTGTCTCGGCAATCGAGGGCCCGTATCCTGTGCGGTTCCAACATGATTTATCGAGCACAGCGTAGTGAGGATTCGGGTCCCACTCTTCTAATTCTATTATTTTAGCGGCGAGTTGCTCTGCTGTAAAGTGTTTTACGTAAAGTTCTCGATAGACCCATATGTTGTTGTCCCAATCGATTGCACCCCAGAGTACGCACGAAGGGCTTGCGTAACCATAGTCGGCCGCTCTGATTCGGGGCCAGTTTGTCGGGAGGTCGAAAGGATCGACAACGTGCTTGAGCTTGTTAAACTCTGGGAATGCACAACCTTCTGCAACGTCCCAGTCGCCATCGAGTAGACGCTTTCGCTCCACCTCTGGCAGGGAGAGGAGCATGGCTTCGTACTGGCCGTCCCGCATAAGGTACGGGTTGTCAGTAAGTCTGGCTGGAATAAACTTTCGATAGTAGAGCGGCTTGCCTGCCTTTTCATGTCCATCCGGGTATACGTATGGCTTTCCCGATTCCAAGTCGGATGGAACGAAGGGCTTACCGGGTTCTCCTTGGTCGATGTACATTTTTTTGACCCACCAGCCGCCAACGCCGCCGGGGTTAGCTGTACATCGCATTGATAGGTTTTGGGACAACTCCTCGTCGGTACTCCGTAGACGGGACCGAAGGTATTCCCATACATAGGGTGTGGGATACTGAGTGACTTCATCGATGGCTATCCAATTGAATGCTTGCCCTTGATATCGTGTAACGTCTTTATCTTTGTCGAGATACGAGAACCATATGGTCGCTCCAGAGGGGAAGACCCACGTCGACTTACTTTCACGGAATGTGGCACCGGGAAACGCTTTGGGATACAGTTGTTTCGACTTTGATATGAGTTCAGTCAATTCATCGAGAGTACGGCGGAGAAGAAGCCCACGGTGGTTGCCGTTGTGACAATAGCGGAGAGGATCAGCAAGAAGAGCGAAACTTTTTCCGCCTCCGGCCGCCCCACCATACAGAACATCCTGCTCTGGGGCACTGAGAAAGTCTTCCTGAGGGCCTCCATTAGGCTGGAATACAACTTCTGATTCACCGATTAAATCCTCGACGTGTTTGGGGAGTTTATTTACGTCCCCCATGTCTATCACGCGAGACTTTTCACCTTGTAGTGCTGTTTCTACTTTTTTAGCGGCATTTTCCCGCTGTTTTGCTCGATATACTTGCTTATCTGCGGCGACTCGCTTCCTTTCCGCCTCTTTTTTAGACCTTCTTATCGACGCCTGAGTCGCTCGACGCGCTTTTTCCGCAGTAGAGAGATGGTAGCGGCTCTTGGGCGCATTCGGGTCCTTTTTTGGGCGTCCCGGCTTGCGTTTTGGCTGTTCTTCAACAGTTTCTTCGCTCATTTTTTATTACGTGATTTGTTCCAACGAGCTGTGTACCCTTCTGGGCTACGTTCTTTAGCGACTTGACTCGATAGAGCTTTTGATGCGGCAATCCCTTCATCAAAACTGTCTACTTTTACGTAGTCACCTTTGGCTATCGCCATTTTAAGCGCCTGTTCGAGGGGTAAATTTTTTAAATTACCGTCCACAAGACGAACTGTAGGGAAAAGACCGATAACGGACTCGTTTTCATCCATATATTCGACGGCAGTACGTATCGTTTGGTTATTGAGGGTCGGTGTTAAGGGATTCGAGGCACGTTTGTACCAATCCTTTTGCATCGCTCTCTGTTCAATGGTTAATTTCTTCGGCATCTACAACCATCTCTTTCTTCGGGGGGAGTAGTACCACCCCATGTACAGCTTGGACATTGACATTGTGAGTCTCTTGTTTCCCGAGACCCACTCGGTTGAGGAGAGATTCGGCGGCTTGGAGCCGTATGTTATCTCCACGCTCGATTTCCGGCGCGTCAATGGTCGCGACGAGCTTATTCGCGGCTTTAAGAGCACCGCCTGCAAGAATATTCCGTGCTCCTTCGATAATTTCGTCGGCAAGAGACTCTTTAAGGTACCCGATGGAACCTTGCGAATAACCTGACACTTCGCAAGCCCTCGAGAAATGGCCTCCGTTCTCGAAGAGCGCCGTAAGGAAAGCTTGCTGTTTGTCGGAGAGTTCACGTTTCTTCTTCTGTTGGGGGAGGAGATTCACGGGATTACCACATATATGTACTAAAAAAGTAAATATCTTACGATTTTAGGTGAATAAAAAAGGAAAAAGGTGTACGTGGGGGCCCGTGGTCTCGGAACTTTGGTTCACATGGACTATAAAAGTTGATTTCCCCTGCCATTTCGGCCCCGGTACAAACCCATTATGGGTATCAAAAATAAATTTTGTCAAGTACTCTATGATTTAACAGAAGAAAAAAATAGTTTCCGTACCTATTGACGGATGGTTCGGTGGACTGTACAATGGAATTGTAGGTTCCGCAGGGGTAAACCCATTATACGCCCCAGATCTACCACCTGCCCCATAGCCCTGACAGTACCCTCTGCTGTCGGGGCTTCTTTTTTTGGGGCTCACGTCGGGGATACCTCCGGGGATACCCCATAGTACGGCCCGACTGTGAAACACTCCGTGAAACACATATCGAAAATCACAAAAAATGTGGGGAGTTTGCTAGTACATATGCACGTACCCCCAGTGGCCCTTGCCCTCCCCCTTACGATTTTTGGGGTTTCCTTTGATCCATACGCTTTTTTGGTCTTCTACCGCGTGTCGACACACTGGGACATCTACCTTGGGGGCATATATCGCGGCCACACACAGAGAGTCCCAAAGAATTCCATTGCCAGTTTCCATTTTGGGCGTTGTCGGGCGGGGATTCTATAACCAGACCGCGACACACAAAAAACCCCATATCGTAGAGATTACAACGGGTTGGGTATTTTTCTAGACACTTCGGGGATACCTTGACGGCAAGGCAAAAAAAAGCCCCGACAAGCGGGGCAAATGAGGGAATGGTGGTCTTATATCCCTTCGGATGATCCGACGATTGCGGCGGTATCCATACGGCCAAGAATGCCGGCAAGATCCTTCGCAAACTTCACGCGGGTTTCTGAAACGTAAGCATCAATATGCCCGCTCTTCTCGTCGCGAGTAGACCATCCGACAGTGTCAACGATGCGCTTGAGTTCGTTGAGTTGTTCGGCAGTGAAGTTCAAAGTAGTTTCAGTTTTCATGGTGATCCCCTTAGATCTTAAAGTTTGTATTATCGCTGACCCCATCGGCCAGTGATTGAAGACTAACAACACCCTTCCGCGTTTTCAAGTCCGCGAGTTTATGGTGTCGGCAAACGTGGAGCATTTGCATAACTGTCTGATCCTTCACACCGAGAAGCTTCGCAATGTGTTCGCGATGCATTACCCCGTAGTCGTTCAGGATCGCGAGCATCCGGTAATGACTCGAGAAGACGCGGCGGTCTTCCTGTCGTGGTTTGAGATTGTCGGCGGCGCGTACTAGGTCGACGGCCTGATCCTTGTTTGATACCGACTGGTCATACAGTCCGTCCAGTTTCTCGACAAGATCCGAGAGAAGCTCCTGCACCTTTTCGACGCGGTAGGTTGTCGCGTTCAGATCGGTGCGGAGTGTGTTGAGGTCAGTCTTAAATGTTTCGATAGTTTTCATGGTTTGGATTCCTTACCCAAAGATCAAAGAAAGTATGACGATCACCAGAGTGATGACCGCCAGTTTATAGAGTGCCGCGATGAAATCGATCATGCGGCCTGTTCCAATGCGAGCCAGTACGGCGATTCGAGGACGTTTCGTACCTTCGCTTCGCGCTGTAGTCGGACGCGGTGCGGGTTGCTGTTTCCGCGAGAGGTCGACAATTCGGTGACTTTCCCGTTTTCATCCTCCCGCTCCCAAGTCTCGTCGACGTGGGTTGCCCAATGTGTCAGCGCGTTGTATCCCGCCCACATGCTCGAGCCAAGCTCCCTCTGCTCTTCTTTGAAGCGGTGGTTCATGTAGTCGAGCAAACGGCCATTAACGCGGGTCGACTTATCGGTGCTGAGTTGCGCGGCCTCGCCTCCCTTTTTGCATATCGTATTCTCGAGAATCTCAACCCACTGGGACGGGTGCAGATCTATCGTTTTCCATGCGTTCATCTGGTCACGGTGCGAGTTGAACATCCCGAGACCGAGAGTAGATTTCGCAATCATGCTCGAGACCGACAGGTTGGAAGTGTGCTTCCGTTTCTGGTGGTAAGCTTTCTGCCCGCCGAATACGCAGGTATTCCGGCAGTAGTCGCGGTACGCACCAGAGAAGACCTGAAAAGCCCATGACATATCGACAGAGTTGATAATGTCAGCGCGAGCGGTGATCCCCTGCCCCTTTCCGTCAATGTCGAAAGTGAGGTCGTTGAAGTAGACAGCGCGAGTTGCGCGGCGGCCATTATCGAAGATCCGGTCGACGACTGTGAGATTGTCGTGAGGCAACGATGGATTGTCGAGAATGCTCCGCGCCTGTTCTTGGAAAGCCAAGGCGTGATCGACAAGCTTGTACGTTTTTGCCACTGGTGGCGATCCGATAAGCTCCTG